CTTTTTTTGTCTTGCTTTGCTTTCTTCCATGCATTCTTTACAAAATCAGGAGCATCTTTTGTTACATATTCATTTTTCTCTATTAAAAATTCAAATTGTCCTTCCATTTCTTCCAGGAGTAAGAATTCTTTTATGTGCGCACAACTCTTTCTCCTTTCGATTTTTTTATTTAATTACTGTTCTCAAGTCTCTTCTTTCAGTCTCCATGTCAATTCCACATTCTTCTGCAATTATTTTTACCTGCTCTTCCCAATTGCTGTAATCCTCTGCAATACATTCTGCTTTCAGGTCAAATCTTTTAAACATCTGCTTTATTCTTTTGTTACCAAAACCAAATTCATCATGCATTGTTACAGCCATAAGAATTTTTATGTATAAGATTGTGTTATATTTAACATTGTCACTGAATTTATCTAAATCTGCCTTAGATACCCTTAAAGGTAGATCTATCGCATTACGCATCTTCAAATCTTCTTCCAATGCATCTATTCCCTTTTCCTTGGCAAGCCTTAAAGCATAAGCCATTCCTTCACGTCTCGCCTGCTCCTCTTTTGATATTTTTGCCATTTTTCTTTCCTCCAACTTTTAATTCATTTGCATATGGTTTAGACCTGAATGCTTTCACAGCATAACTTCTCGGTCTTCCAAAATTAACGAATAAATCTTCTTCATGCGTTAATATGTGTCCAAATGCTTTTTCCGTATTTCTCACTAACGCTGTTCCTCCTGCTGGCTAGTTGCCTAACTGTTTTCTTTTTAGTTCCAGCTCTGCTCTTTCCCTTGCGATTGCTCTCAACTGTTCTTTGTCTTCGTATGATAAAAAATCTGCCATTTGAATCATAAACTCCTGTCGGTCCAGTTCTGCAATTCTATTATTTATCTCTACAACCACGTTAGAATTAAATCTGTTCATTAGTTTTTCCTTTCTTCATATCGTCAAACATCTTCCGGTTATTTAACAGTGCCTGCTTTTCCAATGCATCATGATCATATTCACGTTTCTCAAATGCAGCAAAGGTGTTTTTCTTTGTGTTACGTTTAATCGGATAAAATGTGTTCCAATCTCCTGCTATTGCATTACTAACAACTTCTATCTTCTCTTTTGTGTTTACTGCCACCTGATTTAAGCGGTCAATTAAAATCTTTAACTGATAGCCAACCACCGGTTTTCCTTTCTTCTCACGCATTATCAGATATTGCTCGAATAATTCATTTAATTTTTCATCAGAAAAAAAGCCACTGCTTTTCTTTTCTTTACTTTTATTTACTTTACTTTCCTTTTCTTTATGTATTTTCTCTACAGATAAACTTGAATTAATCTCGGATTTACCACAATTATTCTCGGATTTATCTTCAAAAAGGGTAACTTTAATATAGGATGCTGTTTCTTCTTCTTTTAAGAGCCAGTATTTACCAACAATTATTGCTTTCTTACTTGCTCTTGTCTTTACAGCTTCCTGATACCTTTTTTGTATTCCGGCAGAGGTAAGAACCTTGTCCGACTGAAAAAGTTTGCTATCAAACAGTGACCGTTCCAATAAGAAGTTTAATACCTGCTTCACCTTGTTGCTTTCCATGTTTAAATCATCTGAAATAATGTATTCCAAATCTTCATCAACAATTAGAAAGTAACCATTCTCCTTGTAAATCTCGCAAAGCAGATATTGATATATAACTATGCCATCTGCTCCATATCTGCTTTTCAAGATTTTCACCTTTTTATCTGAGAAAAAACCAACATCAAAGGGAAAGTATTCCAAACCTTTTTTTATTGGTCTTGCCATTCTCTTAGTCTCCTTGCGTAGTCTCTATGCCTACCAACACACCAGCTTCTTCATTCTGCTCTGTGTACCTTTTATGTACTTCCAGTTCACAAATCTGTGTATCGTCTCCATAAGCTACTTTATTTAATGCGTCACATATAACCTTTGCTATATTATCCGCATCCGGTTTCTTACATGGAAGTCCTTCTCTTGCTTCCATTAACAAACGTCTTTTCTTGCTTGTACTTTTGGGTATTTCGAAAACTGCCTCAATGTACATGTGAATAGGCTCTTTATTAAAATACCCTTCAAACCTGTTCTCTTTTGCCTGCTGAACATAACTTGTTTTTATCAGGTTTTCATAGAGAACAGTTCCCTCGGGAGTAATGCTCTGCATTCTCCCAAGTTTTGGATTATAAAATGTTCTCGCCCTTGCTTTTCCCTTTGGTGGGCCCGGAACCTTAAACTGCATTTCCATTCTGTATCTCCTTTACCCTTCTTCGTGTTGCCAGCAAGGACCAGCCAATTCTTTTTAGTCTGCTGTCTTCCTGCTTAAAATACTTCACTACCAAATCATCTTCTTCTCCCTGAATTGGTTGGAAGTATCCTTTTCCGTTTGAAAGATTCAATATAACAGTATTTCTTCTTGCCAACGATATTGCTTCTCTTACGTCTCTATCACTTAATCCGGTTACTCTTTCCAACTGTTGCCTTGATATGGCATTTTCTTTACCAAAAGGAATGTAGTCAACTATCTTTATACTTTCTTTCAATTAACCAACCTCCTTTCCTGCCTGCTGTAAATTCAGCAGGCTTATTTCGTGATTAAAATATTTTTCCTATTCCTGACTGTTGCCTGTTACTAAAAATTAAAAAATGCTGACTGTACATTCTTTTCTTCTATGTTATTTGTTGTTGTGTTATCAGTTGGTGTTTCAACTGTTACGTTACTGCTCTGTGTCTGTTCCTGCACAATTTCCTGGTTTTCTTCTGAAACACTGACTTCTTCATATTCCTGCTGTTCAACCGGCTCGTTATCCACGTATGTTCTTGTTCCATCTTCATTAATGACTGCCATGTCACTGTCAATAGCTCTTTGCATGTCAATGCTCATAATTCCCCACTTGCTGATAATCTGTCTAAGCATTGTCTTATATGCCATTCCATCAAAGTCCTTACTCCAGAAAGTCCACTTTGTTCCTTTCTTTATGTCTGCTGCATAACCTTGTGAATACTTAATTGCATGAGCTTTCATCTTTTCCTTTGACCAGTACATGGCTTTCTTAAATCCGTTTGTATATTCAAACATTGCATAATAGCCAATTGTTTCTGCCTTTTCTCTCTCATTTTCATCTGCAATGAGATTTACTTCTATGTCTTCATTAAGTGGGTCAAATCTGATTAATTCGCCTTTCTTAATGGCTAACACATTTAATTTCTTATACTGTCCTGATCTGATGGCTAACTGAATATAACCTTTGTAGCCTAACTGAAACTGTGCCACCTTAATGCCTGCCTTGTTATCCTTAAACGGAACCATGTAATACTGACCTAACTGTGGACTTGGTGAAAGATTTAAACTCTCACCTAAAAGTGCAGCACTTACTATTGAAGAGTTCTCACACTCCTGCAATGTTGGGTTATTACCAACCGCACTTACTATTGAACTGATGAAACGTTGACCGTTCTTTCCACCTATTACACCATTAATCTGATTCTTTACTGCATCATTCTTAAGATATGCTGTAAAACTTGTTTCCTTACTTCTCTTTGCTAAACTGTTTGATACTGCCATTTTCATTTCCTCCTACTGTATTGGACCATATTCTATATTGTTGCTTGTTAAAAATTCCTTAAGCTCTCTAAGCTGTTTCTGTGTGCCATAAACTTTAAAAGAAACTGCAAATTTTCTCTCCTCTGTAACTGTTGCTTCAACTATCTTTGTAGCTTCAACCTCCTGCTGTGTTTCTTCCGGTTGCTGTTCCACTACTACCTGCTTACCTGCCTGAACAACTTTCTGTGCTTCTGCTTCTTCTCTGGCTTTTCGCTCTTCCATTTCAGCCTTACGCTTTGCTTCATATTCAGCTTTCTTTCTTGCGTTTTCTTCAAACTGCTGCTTAACTGATATAGCTTCAGTCATATCCAGGTTCTTAAGATATGCCTGCTTCATTTCAAACTGGTATTCTCCGGTATCAGCATTAATTACTTCAAGATCATGTCTCACTCTGTCTCTCAAATCTTCAATTTCGTTTACAATAGATTTAAAAGTTGTTGAGCTGTTTAAAAAGCTTTCTTTGAATACTCTGTCAAAAGTTAAAATCTCTGCAATGCCCTCTGCTCCTTCAACAGACATTGCCTTATCATAGATTTCTTTTACCTTTTCACGTTTTTCTTCTCTCAACTTTTCGGTGTAGGCTTTTACCTGAGAAGCAATATTGTCATTTGCTTCACCAATGATCGATACTAATTCCTTAACCTGACTTTCAAACTGTGTATAAGGTTCAAGCATCATCTTCTTAACGTCTTTTCGCTTATCTTCTAAAACCTTAATGAACTTGTTTAATTTTGCTCTGTCCGCCTTTGCTTCCTTGATGTTTTCATCTGTATACACCAAAGAACCATACATTTCTGCCTTTTCTGTTATTTCTTTCTTTAATTCTTCAAAGTTCCAGTCAATCTGTTTAACTGTATTTTCTTTAGTTGGGTTGTAAATTTCTAATTCCATTTGTTTCCTCCATTAAATCTCCGGAAGAATCAGAGCCGGTTGTTTTCTCTGCTTAACTGATTTGATAAACTCATATTCTTCCTTTTTTAGTATTTCTATATCTTCTGTCACATCTTCTCTTTCAATGTGATAATCCTTTGTGATAAGTCTTATTCTTTGGTTCCAAACACTTTTAATCTGTGCTCTTAACTCCACAAACTCATATTCTGTTACCATCAGGTAATGCAACACCTGTATGTAATAGTTATCAGGAATGTGTTCGCCATCCCATTTTTCCTTGTGCATTGAACCGAACAACTCGCTGGTCTTACATTCAAATATGCCTTTTCGTCCGGTTTCAATTTCTGTTAGTTCTCCATCAAGTGATGCATGCGCAAACGGATATTTATCATTAAGAAGCATATTGTCACCAAAGTATTCAACTTTATATTCCGGGTGGTCTAATGCAAATATTGCTCTTATATGTTCTTCTGCCTTTGTTCCGTAGATAACATAAGGCTTGTCCGAAATATCAATAGGTTCTTTAATTCCTACCATTTCTTTCCAAAGCTCTTCATTTGTTTTGTACGGATTAAGACCTAACACTGCTGCTGCATCAGAACCACCTATTTTGCCTTTTCTTGCTTCCAACCATAATTCCTTGGTCGGAAAACTCTTTCTGGTAACTATTGCCTATTCCTCCATCAAAATCTCGTCCACTGCTCCACACAGTAGGCTTGTTGCTAACACCATTCCTGCTGAATACAACAGCTTCATTGGAATACTGTCAACACAAATCCAATTGTTGTACCACATTACAATTACAACAACGATACCAATTATCAGATTCTTGTATCTGTTTGCAACTCTGTACTTTTCCTGTAAAACGTGGTAATCTTTAGGTGTATTGTTTTTGTGAGAGCTTGAATGTAGTGGTGTATATTCAGGCTCTTCTTTTTTGGTTTCTTTTACTTCTCTTACTTCAAGTCTTGTGTCTTGTTCCATCTTTTGCTCCTTATAATTCCATACATATTATTTCCATTAGGTCATCTAACAAATTACGTTCTTCTTCTGAAATTTTTTCATTAATTTTTTTATCTTCGCTTTCTATTTGTTCTTCGCTTTTCATAGCAATTTCAATTAATCCCTTAAAAAGCCTATTTCCTAATTTTTCCCCATGTTCTTCAATCAGATTTTCTTTTGCAGCTTTTAAAACCATTCCTGTTTCTGTAAATAATAAAAACATTGGTCCTTTCATTTCTACACTGCATCCCTTTGCAACTATCATTTTGCTCCTCCAATCTTTCCAACCATATCAGTTATTTTTTCATTCGACCAACTTCTTGGTTCAGTCAATCTTGGACAATGTGTGTCCATAATGTCCTCTTCTTTTCCCAAAGGACAGTTCCTGCAACTACCTGAATACTTCCTGCATATATCACGCAAATCCCGGTAGCTGTTAATTGCTCCAATCAATTTAATCACTCCCTTCTATGAATAAAATCTTTCATTAAAATATTTAGTTGGAACCTTGCCTGACATTGTAATGTAGCCTTTCTCTTTCAATTCTGCATTCATCTGCTTAATTATCTTGTATGCAAATGAAAGACTACACTCCATTGTTTGAGCAATATCCTTTGCTCCCATAAATTGCTTCTCAGGCATATCTATCACCTCCTATTTCTCATTGCTTGAATTATTTTCACGTTCGATATTGAAAAAAATTTCATCAACCTTTACCCCAAATAAATTTGCTAATTTTACAGCATTTCGTATCTTAACCATACCAAAGTCTGCTTCCCAAGCATTATAAGTTTGTGTTGAAACTCCCAGCTTTTTAGCAGTTTCTGACTGATTCAATCCTTTTCTAGCACGTAGTTCTTTTAGTGAATACCTCATTAATTCTTCCTTTCTTGTGTCTTTTTGAAACACTTTTTTCTTCATTCATTTTGAAAACTTGAATTTTTATTTAGAAAATGTTAAAATTTTCTTACCCTGACTTGGGCAAGAAAGGAGTTGATCTTTTGACCAAACTTTTGTTTTTGCCCTGTTCTCTTAATTTGAGGTTGCAATAATGGTTAGCCAAAGCATTTAAAACTGGCGTAAAATGTAGTAATTAGTACGGCGTTACTACTCAGGTGCTAGAGTATAATACACAGAGACGGCACTCGTAAAATGCTTCACCGTACTTAATGCTCCTCTTAATCCGTCAACTAATGGGCTATTATATTTTTGCGCAGAACTAAAACTGCATAAGTGACGGAGTCCTTGATAGAAGCATTTAGCTCCATTAGATGTGGTGAAAACCTGCAAAGTACATAGGGTTAAAAAATTTAGCATTTAACTGTTAGGAATGGAGCTCCTAACAGTTTTTTGTTTGTTTTGGTAAACGTGGCTTAAGAAAAAAATCTGTATTTACATTCAATACACCACAAATTATTGAATATTCTTCAAATGTAATTCTTCTTTTTCCATTAAGTGCTAAATTTAGTTTTGGAAGTTCTATACCTGTTTGCCTACTAACAAATGCTTGTGTAATTCCTTTTTCTTCTAAGTAACTTTTTATTTTTATTCCTACTTCCAATTACAATATCCTCCTTTCTTATTTCGATATTTTCGAAACTAACTGTATAATACACCGATATTTTCGAACTGTCAATATATTTTTTCGATATTTTCGAATTTTTTATTTACATAATCGAAATAGAGTGTTATACTTTCGATTAACAGATAGGAGGTGTATAATATGACTTTTGGAAAAAGATTAAGAGAATCTAGAAAAGCTAAAAGCTATACTCAAAAGGATTTAGCTAACCTGATTGGAGCGAAACATAACTCCATAAGTGATTGGGAAAATGATAAAAATAAACCAGATCCTGACACTATCGAACTTTTATGTGGTGTTCTTGATATAACCCCAAATTATTTACTTAATTCAAACACTGATGATTTCTCACCATTAGAAACTGAAATCATAAAAAAATACCGTACACTTGACGAACACAGTAAAGAACTTATTTTAACCATCCTCAATAAGGAATATGAACATATGCTTGGTAAAAACGGTACATCAAATACTGCTTTTGCTTCATTAAAACATAATAATTTGCTTAATGCAGCACATCAAAGAACAGATATTGATATTCCAGAAGGAATTGATACATCAGAAAACGACATTATGGACGACGAAAACTTCTAGTCCAAAAACGAAAGAGGGTTAAAGGATGACATATGAAGAATTATTAATCGAAAGTGATAACCTAGGACTAATCGTGAAAGAAAAGCCTTTGGAATATCACGACGGAAGGATTAAGGGGAATCGTGTAGCAATTAGAAGCACAATTCCTACAAACACACAAAAAGCGTGTGTATTAGCTGAAGAAATAGCACATCACATCACTTCCACTGGTGATATATTAGATATGAGTAATATTTCAAACAGAAAACAAGAATATAAGGCAAGAATTTGGAGTTACAATAAATTGATAGATTTACAAGGTTTTATTAATGCTTTCGAACACCATTGTACTAACTTATACGAAACAGCAACTTTTCTTGGTGTTACAGAGCAGTTTCTTGCAGACACAATAAATGCTTATATGCATAAATATGGATGCTACATAAGGTACAAGAATTATGTTATTGAATTTGGATTTAATTCAGTAAATGTAATAATGCAATACAATTAATTTTAAGGAGGGAAAAAGTATGGCAATGATTAAATGTGTAGAATGTGGAAAGGAATTTTCAGACAGAGCCTCTGCTTGTCCTGAATGTGGTTGTCCTACAGAATATTCAGTAGATTCAAATAATGTTGCTTCTGATTCTGATGGATTTGTAGAGCAGGATTCTATTGTAGAAGATGAAACAGAAGAATCTACAACTAATATCAGCGACACAGTAAAGGATTTCGCAGGTAAAGCTTTAGCATCTTGGAATGACAGAAACCATGCCACATCAAAAGTTAATGTAATTAAGGTGGACGAACAACATAGAACTTTTCAAATTAAAGGATATATACCTAAACATAAAAGTGGCGGTGTTGGGAAAGCTTTAAAAGGGGCTTTAGCTGTATCTACATTTGGTATGTCAAGCATTATAAGCAGTAGCGTAAATTCAGCAGGTGCTAACAATTGGTATAATTTTGATGACCTGGTAAGCTATGAGCTTTTAGCTGATGATTCTGTTGTAGTAAGTGGCGGTGTAGGCCAAGCATTAATAGGTGGTTTAGCCTTTGGGGGTGCTGGTGCAGTTGCCGGTGGCATTACCGGAAAAAGAAAACAGAAGAAAAAAATCGAATCTCTTATTATTAGAGTAACCTTAAATGATTTCAAGACACCTTGCATTTGCATTCCTATTGTAACTAAAGCTGTCAAAGTTGGAACAAAAGATTATTTCCAAGCTACAACTGAAGCTCAACAGGTATTATCAATGCTTGATGTAATTGCACATAATAAATAATTATTTAAAATAAAAAAGAGCCAGCCACTAACGACCAGCTCCAATGTGATGCAATATCACCCTGAACAAGTTATATTGTATCACTTTTAGGAGCATCTGGTCAATCCGAACTACTGTTCATAGGCTGGATGTTATTTTTATACCCTTTTTAGGGGAGAAAGGAGATACAATATGGCTGTTTTTAAAGATGAAACTAGAAATACTTATTATGTAAACTTATATTACACAGATTATACAGGACAAAAAAAGCAAAAAAGAAAGCGTGGATTTAAACTAAAAAAAGATGCTATAAATTGGGAACGTGAGTTTTTACTGCAAATGCAAGGAGAACCTGATATGACCTTAAACTCTCTCGCTCAATTATATCTTATGGATATAAAAACAAGATTAAAAGAAGTAACTTATGATGGTCATAAACATTTATTAAACAATAGAATACTTCCATATCTGGGCAATAAACCAATTAATTTAATAACTCCTGCTGATATAAGGGTATGGCAAAATAAACAGATTTCCCAAGGATATTCGGATGCATACCTTAAACGTATGAACAACCTACTTGTTGCTACTTTAAACTTTGCTGTGAAATTCTATAATTTAAAAGAAAATCCATGTCATTTAGCTGGAACTATGGGAAAACGAAAGCGAAGTAAAATAACATTCTGGACCAAAGAAGAATATTTTAAATTCATTGCTTTAGTTGATGATATTACAAAGTATACAATGTTTCAAACTCTTTACTATACCGGTATTAGAATTGGAGAATTATTAGCTTTGACATACAATGATATCGATCTAGATAATGGAATCATTAGAATAAACAAAACCGTCAATTTTAAAGGTGGAAAGGTTATCTTCACTTCTCCTAAAACACCAAAAAGTAATAGGGAAATAACAATTCCACAATTACTAGTTAAAGATTTAAGTAATTATATTAAGAAAATTTATAGCTATAAAATGACCGACCGTGTCTTTCCATATACAAAAGCTATTCTTTATAAGGAACTCAAAAAGAAAAGTGAACAGGCTGGACTAAAAAAGATACGAATACATGATTTTAGACATTCACATGCAAGTTTATTAATTGATATGGGTATTAACCCATTACTTATTTCTGAAAGATTAGGGCATGAACGGGTTGAAACTACTCTTAATATCTACAGTCATTTATACCCTTCTAGATCAGATGAATTAGCCGAAAAACTAGATAAAATAATGTCATATTAATGTCACAAAAAGAAAAAGGACTTAGGAAAATCTCCTAAGTCCCTTTATTTATAGGCTATTCGCCATTATATCGTATTATTCGATAATTGTAGCAACCTTACTAGATATGATTATTTTTATTGTTTTCACATTATTTTAGTTATTTATTATTGATTTATTTTAAGTAATTATATTACTTCTATATATTCTTATAAATAAATAATGTCATTTTAATGTCATAGTTCATTCAAACACATACAATAAATATTTAATTTTCATATGTCCAATAACCGCTTTATATTGTCCTTTATTTATTTGCAAATTTTTGTGTTTACATTGTATACCCAACAATCATGTCCCATTATGTGGTAAAACTTACCTTGAACCTTATCCACTGCAAGTCTCTGACCTTTCTTAAATTTACCAAGGCTCTTTGTTCTTGCTAATGCTTTAGGCTCTTTTCTCTTGTGGCAGTTCTTTGTTGTCTTAATATACTTAATTGGCTTTTTAATTAAGAACAGATATTTAACATACTGCTCCCACTCTGCTCTTGTTGTTGTCTCCCATTTTCCACCACTGTTCCAAGGATCATAAATATAAATGTGGTCTTTTGTAACTTTACGTACAAAAACATAATGGCCAGATGTAGTCCAGATTGATTTTCCCATGCAGGCAATTCCAACATATCTTCCCCCTTTAATCTTTTTAAGGAAATCAGTTACAACTGCTGCATTTTTCTTTCCATATAAGCTTGTGTAATTTAACTGTACAGAATTAGCATAGCCATAATGCTTCAATGCCTTAACCATTCCACTATAGTATGTACCTGAGCCGTGACAAGAACAACCATTATCTTCCATCCATTTTGCTGTTTTTGCTGGTGTAATAGATGGGACTAAATCATATACTGCATCTGCTATAGATGTTGGACCACAACCTTGTGCTGAAATTGTTCCCCCGGAATAATAATTCTTGTTCCACTTAGTATCTTTCTGCTTAAAATTCTTATATCCCATAATTTACACCTCACTTTCCATCACTTCAATTCCATATTCTTCTGCACATGTATGCTCAATCTTACATCCTCTGTATTTATCCCAATCTTTACAGAAATATGCAATATCTGCATCTGCCAAAAGTTCCAAGCTCTTACCTAAAAACCACAATGGCTTTGCATTATGTGGTGCATTTTCAAAAAAGCTGTCAATGATTTCTACCTCTTCATTATGCTTTTCCCTTATTGCTTTAATTGCTTTTTCTCTTTCTGACTTAATCTGTTCATCTGTTTTGTCTCTCATTGGCTGACTTATAAATACTTTCATTCTAATTATCCCTCGCTTTCTTCATCATCCATATGTATCTTTTCTTCTGTCTGACTTTTTATGTTCTTAACTAATGGCATCAGAAAAGATGGTATTTCAACTCCAATATCTACTATGTTTTCTAAAATGCTTATCAGTTCATTACATGTAATCCATATTGCAACTATGCAGCTTACCAGAAACGTAAACGGAAGTGTTATTCCTGCTGTTTGTGATGCATACAAAATCAGTTGGTCTATTACTGCACCTACAACTACCAACAGCCACATTGACACTTTCTTTGCAATTCCCCTAAAGCTCTTGTATGAACTTATGGTTCCATCTTCTCTGTACTTTGCAGCCATTAAGCCTGTTCCATAGTCAATAATGTTACAAAGCACCATTAATAATGTAGGAATGTATAATATTCCTAATATGGAAGACAACATGCTTCCTATTGCTGTTACGATTTCTTTAATGTGTTTCATATTTGTACTCCTTTTCTTTATTTTGCTGTAAAAAACAAGACCTTATGTTTACGGTCCTAAATGCACTTACTTATAAATTTTCTCTTAAAAAAATTACAATTTTTCTGTAATTTCCTTAACCATTCCATCATTTGAAGGGATTATACTTTCGATAATATCGTCAAAGTCTACACCCAAAGTTGTAAAATAACTTGTTACAAGTGAACTGTCCTGTTCTTCATCATAGTTTTTTCCACCATCTGTGGTTTTTCTTAAAACAGAAGCTGTTCTACTGTAAAAGCAGATTTTTGTATTATCAATTACACCTTCAAATACAATATAGGTATCCTCTACATACTGATAAACATCCGTATTTTCAGGATACAAGTATTGCATAGGATATGTTTTTTTAAAAATTCTTTTTTTCATTATTAACCGCCTTTCCTTATATTATTAACCTGTAATAAAAGATACTGAAAATGATAAACTTGTATTAATAGGAATAGTTGAACCACCACTATATTTTGCAATTACTACATTTCCACTTGCATTAATTATCATTAACCAATACTTACCTGAACCAAGGTCACCACAAATGCGATACAACGGATCTGCTGGTCTGTACCCCGATGGTAATGTAAATATCTTATAAAATGTAGACGAGGATGTTGTATTTATTGCTGCACTTGTAGTGATAACCCCTCGTAAATCAACAACTTTTCCAACACGTCTATATCTGCAACGATAATTACTTGCACAGGCTATATTAGAACCAAAATTTGTAATGTTTTGCCATCCGGTATCATAAGTCTGTCCATTTAATTTCAAAATGCTAACATCTGCATCACCTAAGCTTAAGGTTCCTTGACCTGCCGTTATTCTCACATCATAATCAGATGTGCTTGTTGCACTTGCATGGAAGTCAATATATTTTCCAACTTCCATAACACCATCTGCACCAATGCTTGGAATTGTTGAAAACACCTGATTAGTTCCAGCGTTTACAGGAAAGCCACCAAGTTTCTTTGCGTTGTTTGCATCACCACCAGCAGAATCAGAACCAGCATATTTGGATATAACAGTGTCAGTTAATGCCAAGGTAGACCATGAACTCCATCCACCGCTGTTGTATCTTTTATACATTTTATTCAAGGCAACGTCAGGAATCCAAATCTGAAATACAGTTCCTTCTCCACTTACATACAAAGTTCCCCAGTTAGTTGTAGGGCAGTTCGTACAAGCTGTTGTCTTAATATGATAAATACCTGTATTTGTTAATGTGTTCCAATCAGTAGCTGTAGTTATTACATACTGCCTGATGTACATACTTTTAAGTAGGCCCTGAATTATTCCTAATCCGGTTAAATCTAAAACTTCCATTGTTTCTTTAGCCATAATGCACCTCTTTTCCTACTGTTCAAACAATGCTCTAATTTTATCGGCTGAAATGGAAACTATGGTTACACCTTCTAAAGATTCAACTCTACCTTGTAACGCTTCAATATTATCTGTATTTGTTTTTACCTGCCCATTTGCGAGTTCTTTAACTGCGTTCTTGGCATTTGTTTCAGCAGTATCAGCCTTTGTTTTAGCATCTGTAGCAGCCGCACTAATGGCTTCCTGTTTAGCAGTAGCGATAGCAGCTGTGAAATCTACACTGGCAACCTTAGAATTAATATATTCTACGATTGTTTTTGATTCGCTACCTTCAGGTAATGAACCTACTAATTTAACTAAATTAGCAATATCAGTCTTATTTGTTTGAATAGTCTGATTCATTGCCGACGCATCATTTTCATGTGTTGAAATCCAGGTTGCTATTTCTTTTAAAGTATCATAAGCTTCTGGTGCTTCAGCTATAATTTTAGCTACGGCATCTGCCACCTGTTTAGCAACAGAGCCTTCAGTCTGTGCGTTTCCATTTAATGTTGCTATTGCAGTAGTATTGGCTTCCACATCAGACTTTATTTTTGAATCATCATAAGTGACTGACTTTATCTTGGCTTCTAATTCTACTTTCACTGACTTAATAAGAGCTCTTACGGAATCTTCCGTATTTTCGTCACCATTTAACTTATCTAAAGCATCATTAATATTTTTAAGTTCAGTCTTTTTTAATTCATCAATTTTTGTCTGTGCTGTACCTACTGTTTCTTTCTGCTCAAGTAATGCCAGTATCTCTGAATGATAAATTGACAAACCAAGGGCATCTAATACTTCCTTTATTTCTGACATTTATTCTCCTCCTTCCTGTCTGAATAAGTTTTTTATGTAATCTTTTGAAATAACCTCCACTGTTTCTCCTACCTTGACATACTCATTTGAAGACGTATTCCACACAGATATATTTCTTTCTGCCATATTCACATACAACTCATTATCTTTACCTTTAGACGGTAAAACATAACTCTTAACAAGATTGCACTGTTCCTTTCCTGTAACCTGCACCCACTGATTATCATAAAACCATAGAATTCCTGTTTTTTTCACAAAGCAAAAACAGGTTGAATCTGTTTCATAATCTTCTCTTTCTTCATCTGTTTCAAGAATGTTTATTTTGTTATAGAATGTTCTTTTCCCATTTAAGTCAAGAACAATTCTCCCCTTATCTTTTACAAAAATAAGTTGTCCGTCAGTTATGGATATATCCTGTAGTTTTTTCTGTTCTGTTGCAACTATTGATAACTTATGTTTTTCCATCCATATTTCACTCCTTATACTTCTGTAATGAAAACTGCTGCGCTGTCCTTAACTTCCTGAATTATTTCCTGTTTATCCTCTTCGGTAATAACATAATCCTGACCGTTAAATTTTCCACTGTCCGCATCTTTCCTTATTGATTCCGCTATCTCCTTTGTTTCCTGCATTATTCCTTCCACCTGTTGTCTGAAACTTTCTTCCTCTGGTTCTGGAACTATATCACCCGGTCTTGCGCGGGGAATAATAGGGATAGTTATTTTCTTTTTAGTTGTTTGCGAATCTTCATTTATATATTGAACATACGCTGTAATTTCCAATCCTTCTGCAATTAAAAAGTCAGGTATGATAACCTGACTTTCCTGAATTATTCTGTTTGAAGTTTTTTCTGAATTACTATTTGAAAACTGTACTTCTGCTCCATCTGGAACATTAATGAATTTTAAAATTTGACCGGTATCATGTTGAAACACCGCTGGTGTTGTGACTTTGATATTGCTGCCAAATTCAATAGAAATAATATTTTCTTCTTTTGATGTACTATTCACTGATTATACACCTCCTAACCTTTCTTTGAGTTTAGCCACTTCATTTTTTACTTCATTAATTTTGTCACGCATATTTTGTCTTTCAATGTGAAGTTGCTCTATATCATATTCTAATTCTTTGCCTATTAAGCTGTTTTCGTAAGATTTAATAATTTTATAATCTGATTCACTTAATATTCTTTCTAAATCAGCCAATTCTTCATTCTTCTGCATTAATTCTTTTTCTACATTCTCATGTTCTTCGATCATTTTTAATTCTTCTTCTGTAGCTTCTCGCTCTAAACCATCTTCAATAATTATCATACTTACTCCTTCTTTGCAGTATATTCGTCCTTTAAGGATGTAACTCCTGACATTGTCTTTTCAAATACAACCGAGTCAATCTGTTCTCTAACTGTAACAGGATTTCCATCAGAATCTGATGACCACTTATCTACACCAAATGTAACCATATCTCCCGGTTCTAAAAAAGGAAGTCCCAGCGAATTTAATTTGAATGGTCTGTAGACTAACGAGCCATACTTTTCAGGAGCATCAATAAACTGGTACAACCGTTCAGCAGACATCCATTTCTTGAAAAGTGGATTCAATGTAAAAGATACTTTATTTGAATTAGAACTTCCGTAAAGCACATTGCTACCATCTTCATCTGTAATATAGCGACCTGTTAAATTAAACTTATCATCTTCAAGTTCAATATTTTCTATCTCATATATAAACGATAAATTGATTTTTCCGTTTGGATGATATAACAAATTCTTTGGTTTCCAAAAGTTCTTTAGCACATTGCCTGATAAATCCCATTCCTTCGAAAAAACTTCTCTTGCAGTATATAATGTAGCCTTAAATGTTTTCCAAAATTTCTCATTAACTTTTGACACCACAATTGAATAAGAATTTGTAATATATTCATTTAGATATATAGTTTGACTTTGCTTTATGTTAATGCCACCTAAACTAATACTTACGCCTAACTCTTCTGCTAAATCATTATCAAACTCAAACACAATCTTCCAATCATTGTTTAGTTGTCTGGGTGGTAGGTATTTATAACCTCCTCTAACATTCATAAATTCCAAAACTTCTGCTCCATAATATGGATATGATGATTCTTCATCTATAAATTGTAGGTTACTCAAATCTCTTTGGCACTCATAATACCTTGTTTCATTGTATTCGTTTGTGAATTTAACTACATCTCCAGCTTTGTATTCTGTTCCGCTTTCCTTAGAATATTCGCCCTTATAATTTGAATCTTCTACTGCCGATTTTTTAAATATTTCTATATATTTAATTTTTTCATCAACAGGGTCTAAATATCCATCTACTAAATTGCCATTACAAATCCACTGTAGCATTTGCTGTCCTGAATATTCTTTTTCTAGTTTTCCAATAGTAAGCTGTGAATCATCATTAAATAACGTGGTACTTTGCTGAGTAATTCCTAAATATTTACACACTCCATCTCTCAATGTTTTAAAAGTAGGTCTGTTAGGATAATAATTCGATAATCTTTGTATATATTGTGTTCCAAGTAATGTTCCATTAATACTTGCAGTATATACATTAGCTAGAGTCATTCTTTTGAAACTTGGGAAATCATAAGTACGTTTAAAACGATAGTAATATCTAATTGTTTTGCCATTTACAGTTGTGTCTTCATAAACTACCTGATTTGTCTTATATTCTATATTTTGAGTGTATTTTCCCTGATAGTCATACAATTCAATATAACCTTTTCCATTGCTGTCCACAGTATTTATTAAACTTTTTATAGATGTACTTTGAAAATCATACAATTTATCGTAGGCTGTCAAATCCTTATAGCGTGGATCAGATGTTTGTTTTATGAAGCTTTTGATTTTCCCTCTAAAAATAACAATATCCTGAGTATTAGATGTATCTATGTAACCATATAATTTTTCACAGTAATCTAACTTAGTTGGGTAAAGTTCGTACTCCATAAGAGTTGTTAGTTCGTAAACTCTTAAACTGTCTAAGAAATCTACCAAAACATCCCTATCATCACATTTTACTTCTGAAAACCATCCCTCTAGTGAATTTCCATGTGAATCGCTTTTCGCAAAAATTATGTCTTTATTGTCATAATTTGATGTCAAATTATTAATGTGTCCATAGTATGATCCATTTTTATACCATGTTCTAACAAACATTGATAAGCCTTCAGGAACAACTTTTGTTCTTTCTATGTAAACTCCCACTAACCTTTCAGGGGACCTACCAGGAAGTGCGTACTTTGAAGCTGATTCTTTATATTTCCATTCATTGAAATTAACTTCTGTTCTTTTCAATAAACTTGATCTTGATGTTGATATAGGTGTTTCGTTATATTTATAATACTCTCCGTCAAATTTGACTATATCACCCTCAACATAATTCACTCCTTCCTGCCACTCACCCTTATAGTTATCATCTTTTACACTTAAAGATACTACTATATTCTTATTCGTAATATCGTCATTTATATCAAAGGTAGTAACTTTAAATTCTGTAGCAATGCATCCCTGAACCATCATTTTTGAATCAGAGCATATAGATCTTAACAAATTCATGCTATCTTCTTTTATATTATCGTTTGTTATGTCTTTGATATTAGAATCATTAGGGAAAGATATTGTCAGCTTTTTATTTACATTATGTTCCGTATAAGCTCTAATAGTATCATCATTTACATTTAACATATCTTCCTCCTTAATACTCAATTAATGTAATTTTAATTGGATTATACAAAAGTTCCTTACCAAAGCTGTTTTTTATAGTGTAATCAGTATCTGGAATATACATATATGCCTTTTGGTATCTCAAACTTTCTGTACTCCAATATGTAACTCGAACCTTTCTCTCTCTTGCATTAACAGTTCCTATTGCAATAATACTGGATATTTCTTTATATTCACTTAGTAAAAGAGGTGGTGTTTCAAATTCTATTTTTGTTTTGTAATTTGGAGAAGTTTGTCTAACAAGATAATTATCAGCGTTTCTGTATGCTTTTAATTCCGTCCTCTGATTATCAGTGGAGACATAAGATTCACTTTTAATATATTTCATTGGAAAAACTGCGCTTCCAAACTTAAGTAAATATCCTTGATATTCTGCCATAATCCTATACCTCCACTAATTAATTATTCCAAACCGGTCTACCGGTTTTTCTCTTTTCCTGAATAACTTCCTGTTTAACCATATTGAATACACCCTTTGAATTTTGTTGTACTACTATTTGAATAGTTACACCTGAAAGAGCACTTAACAGTTCCTGATTTCCTATTCCGTTTTCCTGCTGCACTTCTCTTAAGCCCTGCTTAATAGTTTCAAGTGGTGCTTCAATGTTAGTTCCATGTTTCTGATCACCCACCATTGCAAGAAATGGAGCATTTGGTTTTAATACTGCACCATTAGCCAGCTTAGGAATTTGTGGCACTGCCAATGGGTTTTCATTCCACAATTTCTTAAAAGGATGCCATTTCATAATCTTTACATCTCTTATCATGTTAAGCATTTTATTAATGGCATTAAACGGTTTACTTATAATAAAATTAATTCCGCTAATAAGAGCATTTACTACAGTCTTAAACACAGATGTTATTCCTTCTTTTATTCCTGTAAATACTTTTCCACCCTTGCAAAATACATCTTTCACTGCTTTCCATGCACCACTAAATGTATTTTTAAACCAATTTCCTACGTGTGAAAAAGCTCCCTTGATTCCATTCCACACCTTAACAAAAAATGCTCCCGGATTCTTCCAAATTTCCTTAATGGATTCAAGTGCTGAAAAGAATGATTTTTTAAAGAATTCTCTTACTCCTGATGCTCCCGCAAATACATTCCTGATTAATTCCCATGCTTTTTTTAGAATTGTAAAAATACCTGATGCTACATTTTTTATGACGGATGAAATTTTGCTACAAATTGCAATTATTATACTTTTGACAAAATCCATTGCAATTTTAATAACATTCTTTATTCCATCAAAAACACTGCCAAATATTTCCTTTATTCCATCCCAAGCCTTTTGCCAATCACCTGTAAATATTCCAACAATGAAATCAATTATTCCGTTAATTACATTCATAAGTGTTGTAATAGCTACACTTATAAAACTAATAACAGTTTTCACTTTTATCCATATAAACTCAATTGTTGGACCAAGTTTTGCCATCATATTCTGTATAATCCATCCAATGATAGGTGATAAAAAGTTAAACAACTTTCCTGTTGCATCAATAATTCTGCCAATAAATCCTACTACACTTCCTACTAACGGCTTTATGTAAGTATTTAAAAGATCTGATATTCCATCTGCAACTCTATCAAAAACAGGTGCAATATACGATTCGTAACCATCAATAACATATGACAAAATTGTTGATAATCCGGAACCTATATTGTCAAATGCAGGTTTAACATATTCGTCATAATTGCTCTGTATAATTTGAAAAACTCCCTGAATATACTCTTTTATTCCACCAACAACTTCCTTAATCGGTGCAAGAGTATCGCTTATTGCATTTTTTATTTCATCTTTATTTTCAATAATTGGTGTAGTAATTGCTGATAAAACATCTCTTCCGATTTTTTCACACAGAACGTACAATTCTAATCCAGCAGTTGTGAATATTGCTAATATATCAGCTACAATCTGCTGTGCATCATCACCTTCAAACACTGTAAATATATCTGCTATAGCTTCAAAGAAATTGCCCCATATAGTGGCTCTCTCGGATGAAATATTAAATATCTCTACTAATTTAGTTTTTATAAAATCTTTGTTTTGGTCAAGGAACTTATTAACTCCACCAATCAACATTGTTGCAATGCTAACTCCAATGGATGCAATTGAGCCTAATATTCTACCGAAATTATATATAATGGTATCTACCCAATTACTTGCAGCGTTTACTACTTCCGGGTCAGTAAAGATCTCTTTTAAATTACTTCCTATGTTCTTTAGATAACCTAAAATCTTATCAAAGCCATCACTTTTAAAACCAAGACTAAATCCTGCTCCAAATAACTTTGCAAGTTTTTTGAATTTATTTAATACAGTGGATAATAACTTATCCATCTTTCCTAAAGCACCACTACTTGCATCTATACCTTTTGTTGCGTCAGACATTCCTGCAATTGCACTGGCACCACCTGAACCTGAATCATCACTATCTGATGAACTGTCTTGTTGCTTTACATTTAACTGGTCAAAACTTGCAAGACTTTTCGCAGCTTTAGCAGCTTTCTTTGTCGCTTTAGTAAGATTATTTACTCCTGATGTTGCACTATCAGAATTATCTGAAGCTTTTGCTAATTCATCACTTGTAGTTTTAACTGATGATTCTTCACTTGACTTATTGCCTGTTATCATATCTGTAAAAGATTTAAACGCACTAGCTAAAGCACTTAATTTTCCGAGTAATGTATTGATTAATTTTAAGACCGGTGTAAATACATTTATTAATCCTTGTCCTATACTAGCTTTTAAGCTATCCATCTGTAATGAAAGTATTCTTGTTTGGTTTGCCCAACTATCTGATGTTCTTGCAAAGTCTCCTGAGGCATCAGCTAACTTACTCTGTACAAACGAATATCTTAATGCAACTTTCTCCTGCTCTGACATTTTATCAGTTGTCTTACCAAATCCATTTTGTAACGCATACTGATCTAATGCTGTTTGTGTCATTACAACACCTAAATCTTTTAGGGATTCAGTCTCACCAGTGAATACTGACTTAAGCTTTGTATAGGCTTCATCCTGACTAATATTATAAAAAGATGCAACATCACCGGATAATCCTGTTAAAGTTGTACTCATATCTGCTGCTTCTTTTTCAGAAAAGCCAAATGATTTTGACATAGAGCCAAATGTACCCGCATATCTTTTAGCCATTGTTTCTGATAAACCAAACTGCGTAGCTGCGTTCTTTGCGAATTTATCAATTGTTCCACTCATCTTAGGAAAGGCTACATCAACTACGTTTTGAACTTCAGTTAAATCAGAACCAAGTTCTATACACTCTTTTCCAAAATCAATAGTCTTTTTAATTGCAAATGCTCCAGCTATTGCTGCACCAACTTTTTTCGCAACTCCCATAAGTCCATTCAATTGTGAATTGACACCTTGCGAGTTCAATTTCAAGTCAAGAGCAACTGTTCCCACGCTTTGAGCCATATATTTTTCCCTCCTCTCCTAATTTATTTAAAAACAATAGCTTCTGAATTAAGTCCTGCCATTTCAAGAAATACCTTTTCAAATTCTATTGTGGCTTTTTCTGCCTCTCTCTTATCCATTTGCTTAACATTTCTATTTCTCCAGTCACTTCGAATTTTTCTCTGTTCAGCAGTAAAATTTTTAAGCATGTCCTTATCATCTTCTGCCCTAATTGCAACTATTCTTCCAAGAATTGTATCAGGACCTATTCCCACAAGCAGGCTTCGAAATTCACTCCATTTCATTTCTTTTATGTCGGCAATTCTTAATCCATACTGTGTAGTAAAAGAAGCCACTATTAAGTCAAAATCATCAATCAAATCATAGAACGGATCTACTCCCCCGATTCTTCTTCCTCATTACCCATAATCACAGAAATAGTTGTCATTACAACTGTCTGAAAATCTTTAAAGCTCAGCTTCATATTCATTAACTTTTTATGAGATTCCTTAGTGAATATAATTTCACACATTTTAATTACATCCTCTGCTGTTGGATTATCAGATACAAGACCTAACACCTTTAACATATTTTCTGCTGACGCATCAGCTTCAAGTTCTGCATCCTTAATCTTAATCTTTGGGTTTTCTTCAAAATCTAATTTATCTGTTATATCTACTACTTTTGACATATTAATTCCTCCTAAAAAAATAGAGCAAGCTAACACTATTGCTAACCTGCTCTTTATTATTCCAACAAATTAAATTGCCGGTGTAATTGTTGGCTTTCCGTTTGACATTACATCAAATTCCAACGGTGCAACATTTGTACTATCTGCTGCTCCCAATGCTGTAATATTAAATACAGCCCCCTCAATAAGCACTTTTGTACCATCAGGGAATGTCCACTGAAAAATTCCTTCTGCATCTCTTCCGTTTTTAAATGATTTACTGGCTACATAATCATTACCTGCATCTCCAACATTTCTTTTACCGGAAACTGAAATAGTCATTCCTTTAGCCGTCATTAATCTTCTTATCCAGCCGTCTGTATTCATTGGAGTCCATTCTTCAACACCATTGTCAAATGAAACTGAAAAAGATTCCATGTCAGCAATATCAGATAAACTTGACGAATCTGCACCTACCTGAAACTGATTCTCATACACCGGATAAACACCTGGTTTCTTTGCCATTTTATTGCTCCTTCCTATATTTTGTAATAAATATTCAATTCAATTACCCTTTCATATATTCCCTTATCATCAGTACCAACATCAATAGGCTCTGATGATAACATTTCTATGTAGGGTATTTCTATATTGTTAATAACCACATCTCTTGATTCACTTATTTTTCTATAAAGGTCATATGCCTGACGTTCTGTATCGTTTGCATCATTATTCCAATGAAGCAGTATTGAAATAGGCTTTATATCGTAACTCTCCAAACCGCCTATACATTTTCTAGGTGTTCTATTAGCGTTTAACTGATAAACACCTATAGACTTATCCAACTTATTATCCAGCTTTCCCATATAATAATGTTCAGCAAGATTAAATTGTTTAAGCCAATCCTTAACATCATTTAAAAATAACATTATAGGCCTCCGTTTCTTCTATACAGTTCTTTGAATGTTTCAACTGCAAAATTTTGCTTTTTGCCTTTTGGAAGATAGTCCTCAAACCATTTTCCACTTGCATTAGCATTTTCTGCAGTATTAAAATTATATTCCGGATGGTAATATAATCTTCTCGCATACGGGGTAGATGATACGATTTGAACTTCACCTTTGCTACTTCCATCATAATCTACAAACGTAGCAGTATTTTGAAGTGTACCTTTATCAAAAGGCATTATTCCTGCCTGTTTAATATCTGACTGTATTGCATCTGCAGTTTGTTCTAACGATACGATTGCAGCCTTATTCAGCTTGTTAATTACACCTTTATTCAATTTAATTACTGATTTTGCATTTAACATCTAATTCAACTCCAATACTGTAAAATTAACTGTCCCATCAGGATTTCGTGACTTTGTTCCTTTATAAATTGTTCTTTTAACTCCATGAACTTCAACATATCCACCACTTATAATCGCCTGTCTAGGACATATATCACCATTAAAATAAGCTTTACCTGATAGAGTTACAATCTTTTGTTCAGCAGTTAGTTTGGTGTACGCATTATCCTGATAATTACACTTTAATTCTTCATTACTAACGATAATTGGAGAACCGGTTTCTGATACACCTTCACCATAAATTACCACTGTAATATCTGTTTGACATATTCTGTCTGGAACTAATTTAGGATATTTCATGCTATACACCTACCAATCTGCAACATAAACCTGTTTGCTCTAAAAGTGAGTACAAATCTCTTTGAATTGCAACTCCACTTTCAATGTGAATATTCCATGTACTACCAATACTCATTGATACTCCATTTATAGAATAACTTGAAAGTACAGATGAAATTAAATCTTGATTTTCGTACTCAAAGTCTGCCTGTCTACATACAACCTCGCAGATAATTTCTTTTTGAAACTCTGTCAGGTTATCAAATCCATATTTTCTAATTCTGTTATAAGTCAGTGAATCAATGTGTCTGCTTGCCTGTCTTAATTTATTAAGCACATCCTCTTGTGGAATGCTTTTTAAATCAGACAATTCCAAATAGTCATTTATGTTAGCATAAGGGGTATAAGCCATAGGCTCACCCCCTATTCAGCACTTTTGATTTTCTTGATAATTCCATCTTTTGATGTGGCATTACCTAAATCAATGTTGTGCTCTGTAGCATAGGCTTTTAAATCCTCAATTTCCATTGAAGAGTATTTATCGCCTTTAACTTTTTCAAGCTGAGACTTTAATTCGTCTCTTTCCTTAACTACCTGCTCATATTCAGAGTATGGAACTGTAGCTTTAGGTGAACGCTTTAAAATTTTTCCTTCTTCATCAAAAATGTCATATCCCATTGAAAGGTATGATTCCATTTCAATTTCAGAAACTGTATAAACTTTATTGTCTTTTCTAGCTGTCATTCCTATTCTCCTTTCTAAGCTGCTGCTGTGTGAATAATACAACCATCTTTTAAAAGTTCATCAATAGCAAATGTACCATTGAACTTTCTGTTCTGGTAAACATAGTTGTCAGCAGTTCTTGAATCTGTTCCCGGTGTAAATACCGAAATATAGCTATACTTATTTCTAGATACCTGACATTCAGGATCGATTAAAATATAGTCCATCTGAACAGCAGAACCATCTGCCACGCAACCATTTGTAAAGTTATAAGCACTCTTAAATCTTGCTGATGGAACCTGCTTAATCATTCCAATATCATCAATAGAATGTACTCTTCTGTCAATTCCTTTTGCTCCACTTGCTTCAAGTGTTCTCTGAACACCATCTGCATTCTTAAGTAGCTTATAGTAAGCTGGTGTGCAATAAAGAATTACTCTGTCAAGTGGAACACCTGCTTCTGTCATTGCTTCAAGATTATCGTCAAAATCTGAAAGGACATTAGCTGTAGTTAAAGCTTCTGTTTTAACTTTTGCTCCTACTCTCTTAGCTTCTGTGTAAAGCTTACTAAATGTGTAGCAGTCAGCTTCAGGAATAGCCTGAGTTGTCTCAAATCTTTTCTGAATATTAGCAACTGCAACTACCATGTTAGTTTCATCAATGTCCATTGGATCAATAGCAAACTCAATATCTCTATCATGATCTAAAGTCTTTACTTCATAATCATTTGAATATGTGCCTGCATTAAATCCTAAATTGTTTCTTGAATGGTCCTTATAACCACTTACAGATAATTTAGGAATTTTTAAAGTTTTTCCATTCACAATCTGAATGTCTGAATTTGAATTATACAGGTCTACAGAAATCTGTGCCTGGCCATATAATTCTGTTAAAATGTTTCTGAAAATTTCAGCATACTGTAATACTGCCATGTATTTCTACCTCCTATTTTTTCTTTATTCCAAAGATGCCTCTTAATAAGTCATCCTGGTTTTGATTTTGATTGTTGTTTGGAGCACCAATAGGTTTAAATCCCTGATTATTAGTTTCTCCACTGTTTGCTGGTTTAAGTGCAGGAACATCTTCTAAAACTTTGTTAATTGCTGCTTTTACCTTTTCAGCATCAACTGTCCCATCTTCTCCTGCCACTTCCTTAAAATCAGCCATTTTGATTACATAAGGAATTGATTTTGAATCAATACCTAATTCCACAGCCTGTAATGTTGCAGAATTTTCAATAATTAGTTGTAAATTTTGGCTCTGCACCTGTGCTATTTGTGACTGCATTCCCGCAATATTCGGTGTATTCTTTGCTTTCTGTTCCTTGTAAGCATTAATTGCCTGTGTCACTTCCTGCTGGGACATTCCCTGTTGCTGAAAAAATGACTTTAGTGCTGACTGCTCTGCTCTTGCAGTTCTACTATTTACAATTCCATCAAGCTGTTCCTGAGTGTATGTTGCACCCTGGTTATTGTTTCCAGTATTTTGGTTACTGTTACCTTCTCCGGCATTATTGTTTGGATTGCCGTTACCCTCTCCGCCTTCTCCTGAGCCTTCTGCAAAAAACTGAATGTTCATAGGCATTTTCCCTGTTTTTCTTGTTCTAAATTTCATTACACATATTCCTTTCCGTTTTAGCTCGTCAGCATATTCCGAGAGTTTTAAGCCATCACGTTTTGGGCATATAAAAAGCACCTACTTATTTGTAGATGCCTTTGGTTCGTCTTTTTCAACTACTGCGCCTAGTTTTAATAAATACTCTTTACGCTCTTTTGTTTTTGCCTTAACCTCATCCCCTGCTTTTACCAAAGTAAGGTTGTTTTCCTTATCATAGAAATCAATCTTGGCTATTAACATTTGTTACCTCCTATTCCTTTCTTATTTTGTTGCATAAAAATACCACCTAGTAAAAAACTAGATGGTATCTATGCCATTGGCCATTCTTTCATTTTTTTCATTTCTTCTTCAGATTTTTTTATTGCTTCTTCAATTTCCTCTGGACTTCTGTCTGTTTTTACAATATAATCTCTTTCCTTAATTATGCCAGTATCTCTTTCCATTCAATAAGCCCCTCCTTTGAAAGTTCTTGTAATGCCTTTTCTTGCGCTTCTAATATAGGTAAATTATAATTTTTCCCCATATATTTGTCAACTTTATTATCTAAATATGTAGCTGGAAATGGCCTATTTCCTACCTTATATTTAAAAACTTTTAAATCATGTGTAATTACTAATCCAAAATCATATTTTCTATATCCAGCAACTACAAAATCACTACCAGTTGGCAATATATTTGTGGGATGATTGTGTATTCCTATTTTTGATGGCATTTGCCTTATCAATTCAATTTCTTCTTTATTTAATTCTACTCCTAAAATATTGTTACTATTCGTTTTAGAAAATAATTTTTTTCCTGCTTTCTTACTAATAATATAAAGATCTTCTCCATCAGTTCCATTTCTATGGGTTAGCATAGCTTTTGCATATTTTCTTAGAGAATTATTTGTTGCTGAATCATTAGTTAATTGGTTAAATTTCTTTCCAAATTCTTTCTTCATTTTAATCAAATCAACATTATTATTTCCAACTCTTTTACTATTAAATTTCCCACTTTCTGCAACCTTTTCTATATTTATGCCATTTGAGAATTCTTTTATATTATTCCATTGATTTGTTCTAGTCGCATACTTTTTCTTATTTTCTTCATCTAAAGAATAATTAGATAACCTATCAAACTTATCTACATTCCTCTGTATCAATTTGTTTCTGTTTTCCTGCTTTTCTGCAATCACAGCCTGCTTCATTTCTTTCTTTGTTATCTTTTCAGGTTTATCAGAAATTCCTGGAAAATATGTACTATGACCATCTTTGCAATTAGGATGATATAAACCTCCGGCTATTGCCTGTGACATTAATGGATAAGGACCATCACTAGCCTTCCCACCACTCCAAACATCATCAATTAATATTTTTCCAGTCCAGTTAGCACATTTAGGACAAGGTAAACCTCTTTTATGAACTACAACGGTTGATATGCCCCATTCCTGACGCTTTGCACCTTCTCCCTGTAAATATGCCCTAGTGTTTGCTGTTCTTAAAGCCATTGCAGCATAGGAAGCTATATTAACTCTGGCACCATTTTTATACTGTATGCAATTAATGCCTCTTCCTAAGTAATCTTTTGTAGCCATATCAACTGCTTTCTCGTAAGTACCAGCACCTGTATTAAAATATACCTGTGCATTGAATATTGCTTTTCTATATTGGTCATTTGCCATTCTTAGCATTGCAGTTTCAGCACGTCGCATACTACCATTTATTTCATTAAGTAATGCATCAAGTTTTCTATCATTAACACGAAAAAAAGCACCTTCAATGGTGCTCTCTGCTTTATGTGTTAATTTCGCTCCTTTTTTAATGGCTTCCAAGATTTCTTTTTCCTGATCTGTTGCTCCGGTTTTTCTATGCAACAATATGGATTTGTTAATCTTATCATTTATATCTCTAAACTGCTTATTGAATTTCTTGCTATTTTTCTGTTTATAGATATTTAAAGCCTTTAATTGTTCTGCTTGCCAGGAAGTCCAATTATAGCCTTCCTTTGTTTCTTCTGCTCTATGATGAGATAAGTTTTTCATCATAGAATTAAGTAGTTCATTTTCTATTGCTCTAAAAGCTTCCTCTACATCATAATCTTTTGGCATTTCTAATCAACTCCATTAGCATATACTCTAAATCCAGCCTTTTTAAACTGTCTTTTCAACTTCTTTACTTGTGAAACTGAACTACATTTGTCATTACGCATTTCAATCACTTTGTCTTTTTCCAAAGCATATATACCTCTTGGCACCTGCTCGCTTGCTAATCTAAGTAGGTTCATTGCCTTGTTCTTCGACATCTGATAAACTTTCTTCCCCACTATTACCTTCATTAATCATTTCTCCTTCCAACTTTAAAGCCGGTTCTTCCTCGTCTGTGATTCCCTGCTCTGCTTTTAATCTTGCTACTTCTTCCTTTTTCCATTCTTCGTCCTTTGTATCTCCATACAATTCATCAACAGAAGCTTCAACGCTCATAATTCCTTGTGTTTTTGCTTTTCCAACTGTTTCAACCTGACTTTCAAATGATGGATTAGCATATTCGCTGAAATCTATTGTACATTTAATCTCTGTTGGCATATTGTTCTGACTGATACTAACAACATCAAACACCTTTTGAATAAATAAAGGTATTTGGTCCTGCAATATATCAACTACATTTCCTCTTGTATAAAGAGTTGTTTTCTCTTTTTCTCGCTGTGCATCTGCATTATCCAACTTCTTTACATCAATTCCTAATGTGCTTGGACTGATAAGCCCCTGCAAACATAAATCCAAAGCTGTAATATATGTTGCAAGGTATGAATCGTGTGGAATGGCAGGCTGAGTAACTTCAATTTTATTTTGAGAGTTCTCTGACATATCATCACCCTTTATTATGTAAGAATTATCAAATGCGTTGGACTTAATTATTGCTCCAGTATCAGGATTTCTTGGAAGTAATGATTCAGGAATCCACTCCTTGCTTCTGCCTTTTCTTAATGCATCCATCCATTGACTCCATGCTTCATCAAGCGCATCAAAATCATCTGTCTTTTTATCAAATATTGACTGTCCTCTACCTTCCCATTTTGGACTTTTACCATACTTAATCGGATGTGCCATTATCAGGGATTTATCAAATCCCATGTCTACTAAATTACTTAAAATCGGGATAGTATTTAGTGGCACTTCGATATTGTCTGTTTCTCTGTAAAGTTTGTATCTGATGTAACCATATCCATAATGTTCCTTTAACACATACACTGTTTCGTTATGTGTATATTCTGTTATAAATACAACTTCCTGTATTCTTCCCCTGTTATACACATAATCAACCTTATCTGCTCCATAAAACTCAATAATAGGATACATGCTTATACTTTCATCTAAAGATAATTTAAAAGCACCATCACCAAGAATAAGCATTTTAGTTACTGCATCTTTCAATATTTCTTTGAAATTGTTATCCTTGGAAATATCATTCCATTCTCTTTTATCTGATTCCTTATTAAAAGAAATCTGGCTAAAATCATTGATAACTATGTCTGTAAGTCTATCAACAATTATTCCAGGTAAACCTGTATGAATTTTTCTTATTTCTCTACCAACAGTTGACTTTGCAGCCCAAAACTTCACACCATCATCACCACCGGGAATATTCTGATAAAACTGTGTTAATTCATAACTTTCACCACGATACCAAATGATATTCTTTACACAGTTTCCATCATGATCTAATAATTCTCTAATACTAAAGGTCTGTTTTGGAGCATCTTGTATTTTCAAAAAATGTCTTATTCCATCTCTCATTTTATCCATTAACCTCATTCTTTTTTAACTCCTATTTTCTTTCTGTATGGAATCCAGCTGTACTGAACAGAATTGACCATATGATCATTTCCATCTTCCGGTTCCTGGTCCTTTTCTTCTAACCAAGAATACTTCTCTAACTCTTTTATGTATTCCCTACAAGTCTCTACAATATAAAAACTTGGCTGAATGTCTTTATCATCTTTAAAGTTCATCCAACCAAGCTGTAATATAATTCTGTCTATAATTTTCACAGCTTTATATGCAGGATTAAATACATATAAGCACTGCGCATGTTCTCTCTTAAATTTGTTTAACTCTGTAATAGTTGCCGCATCTGCTGAATCAACAAATACGTGCTTTGCAATCCCCCATTCTTTTCTGTTTCTTTCTAAGAAATCATAATAGTTATTTGCAGTATCAGATGGAGCTACAGGAGTGCCTATTTCAGCATTGTTGTAAACTCTTTCATCTAAAAGAATGTATCTTCCTTTGTTGGTAATTCCTGCAAAACTCATTGAAATGGTATCAGGGCTTTTTGTTGAGTAAGCAGTATCTAATCCACTTGTATATATTTCAAACCATTCGGTCTGTTTCTTATCAGCCCTGTTTCTAACAAATACTTTTGCATCAGAAACTGTAATTAGATGATGTTTTCTATCAAATATACTAAATACAAGACCTGTTGCCTTTCCTCTAAGACCTAATATCTTGTTTTTGTACATCTTAGTTCCCACAGGAACTGCATCTATTTTGTCCTGAATATCCTGCTCTGTTAAACTGGCATTATCATAAAAAGTAAAATACCAATGAACCCAACCAACTTTTTCAGGCTCATTTAGTTCTGCCAGCAGTTCTTCCGGATAATCTTTGACATATTTCTTCAAAGGTCTACTGTGGTTGATAAACTCTTTATATACAAGCAAGTCCGGACTATCAGGATTTGACGTAGTCATCATATACTTGCATCTATGTGAGATTTCTCTTAAAAACTCCATATCAGCAGTATTAACTTCATCAATGTACACACAACCTTGCTGTGAACCTAATACCTTTTTCCAACGTGCTTTATTATCATAACCACAGACATATATTATCTTTTCACCATTTGGTGTCTGATACTTAATGTGTGATAGACCAATTCTGCCTTGACCTTTAGGATAATATTCAGCTAGACCATCAAACTGGTCTAAAAGTCCTCTTTCATTGTTGATTACATTCTTTTCAACTGTACCAAGGTCTGCTCCGGCAATAACATGATACTTAATATCACTCTTTGCTACCATAAGCATAAACTTAAATATACCTACTGTAGTTTTTCCTGCTGCAGTAGTTCCCTCAAGGAAATCTCGCTTGGTTTCCGTTAAGATAAACTCTTTAAATTTAGGTGATAATTGTAACAATACTAATCACCCTCTCTTACAGGCTTAATCTGTTCCAATATGCTGGCTATGTTATCCAATTTTTCAGCTTTCTTTTCCTCTGCCTCATTGTTTACATCTACTTTGTCTGTATATAAACCATATCTCTTGCCAAGAAGTTCGGCTGCTTTTAATCTCTCTTTCTCTGATGGTGGCTTTTCAATTGTTCTTGCTTCACTGCATCCATCTCCTATTCCCTCAACTACTAACTCACTTGAAGAACTTTCCCCTCTAAGCACTGACGTTAAATATTCAAGCACTTCCTGAGCATCTGCTGTTCTTTCATTATGCAATTCAGCCAATTGCTTTTCTATGTACTCTTTAATCTCCGGCTTATTCATAAGTCTTGAAGCAGCTGCAGCCGCAACATTATCATTCTTAACACTTGGATAAGCTTTCTTATAAGCCAATGTTTTATTAAATTCAGTATCTGATAAAAGTTCATCACAAAATTTCTGTTCTTTAATTGTCACTACAACCACTCCTTTCTACTTACGCATTTATTTTTGAACACGAAAAAAGACACCATAAGGTGCCTTTTCCGAACTATACTAATTATCTTATGGGGGAATGAAAAAATTAAAACATCAACCATTCTTAACACAATACCATTATAGCATTATGTAATGTGAACTAATATGTCCTATTGTGAACTATGCTAATTTGTTAATTTTTCTAAACTCTTCCAAAGCTCTGCCATGTAACTTTAGAATCCATCTATAACTATAGTTCATTTCCATTGCTATCTCTTCCCACTTCTTGCTCTGGCAATACCGCTTGTACAGTATCTGCTCATAGTCAGTGTTGTTTAACTTCTGTATGCTAATAATTACCTCTGCTCTAGCTAAAGCAAATTCACGCATAAGATTGTTCCAATTATCTTCCTTTTCGTTTATCTTGCATATTGTCTCAGCCATCTTGTCCTGTGCTCCAGAAGACATTACTCTCTCTTGCTGCTGAACTGCACCGGTACTTACCACCATTTCTCTCAATGTGTCTATCTCTTCTTTAAGCATCTTCATTTTTGATTCAAGATTTCTTACCTGATTAAGATACTCCTTTGCTGTCATTTCCACTGTTTTTCTTTTCCTCCTCTTTGTACTCTTCCTGTCCTAATTTATACATGCAATATCCTAGAAATACTGCATTTATTAACAAAAGTATGTATGCTATTATCACTGCTCACTCTCCTTCCGGGCATAAAAAAACCAACCACCGAATATTGGTAGTTGGTCTGTTTTCTAACTATAGAACTATTCATTAATCTTCATTCTCAAAGAGATGCTTATATTTGATATCATTACCATATAATGCTGGAAAAACTTCCTTCCAGCATCCTTCTTCCCAAAATGCCTTTGCTATAAATTCGCAAAAATGATATTCAATGGCTGGATTTCTATGACTAGCCGCTATAAATCCTCCAAATATATCTTGAATTGATGTCTCGTATTCTGCACTTGAAACAGATATACCATTTTCAATTTTATTACGCATATCTTCCATCACATCTTGAATTTGTAAATATTCATCTCTAGTTATGTTGTATTCTAGAAAAATTCTACTAACTTCAGAATTATCTAATATTAATTTTTCTCTAAATTCTAATTGCTCTACTCTTTGGGATAATTCCCCATATTTTTTGTTTAATTCTTCAATATTCATATCTTATCCTCCTATCCTAAATATTTATTGACATAATTATATCATTCCAACTACCAATATTCAATTGTCAATGTTCTGTCGCTTTTATTCTTCTTCGCTGTCTCCAGCTTGTACACTCTCGCACATTCTGCACTCATCACAAGGTGCTTCAATTCCGAATATGCACGCCATCTAATCACCTGCCTTCTCTTTCAGTCTAATTGCAAGCACAACATAATCTTTTTCTAAGCCCCATCCACTAAGCACATATGTAATCTCATATAACTTATCGTGTAAAGGGTGTTTTGTGTACCTTCTTCCATCTAGTCTGTTTCCATATTCATCAGCAACTTCAAACCTGATAAGGTCACCTTTCTGATAACCTCTATCGTTTTTTCTTATCTCGAAATTTTTATTCCCAATGATTATTTCATCTGCGAATTGTTTTAGTATTTTTAATTTGTGTGTCACTTTTTTACCTCTCTCTTCACTATATTTTTACTTTCTATAAATGCAGCCATCTTGTCTGCCATTTTATCGCCTGTTTTAAAATCTCCTACTTCGTAACATATTTGTTGACGACTATCTAATCTTGCTATTTTTTCGTCTAACTGTGCTATGACCTTATCCACGTCATAGGCTGTCGGTTGATTTTCAATAAATTCATCAATTCCCATAAATTCATAATCTTTTCTTAAATCACAATCACCTTCTAGCGATTCGTGTAATACTTCAATTAACTTATCTGCATCTATTAATCGCATTCTAATCACTCTCCTTTCAGCATTTCACCTGTTCCACCATCTAATTTATTTCTATGCATAGGTTTAATCTTTAATCTGTAGCACAAAAGATTCAATATAGAACATGCTTCACTGTCGAGTACACTATGTCCTTTTGTGTTATATATTTTTGCTATTTCTCTTGCTACTTTCTTTTTACTAATAAATCCTAAATTATTCATCTTCCTGTCCTTTCTTATTTGACTTATTCAAAATAACCTGTTGTATAATTTACTCTTATGGGTTTATCACCTATAACTTCCGTTTTTAATGACGCATCTTCAAGGGACAATATAACTGTGCAGTCATTTAGTTCGAAAACTACTGTGTCACCATCATTGATTTTTTCATCTTCACCAAACTCTCTCTTAAAAGCATCAATTAAAATTAGTAATAAATCATCCATATCTATTCCTCACTTTCTGCTAGTTTTGCGTATTTCCAAGACTTTACAGCATATTCATTATTTGCTGTCCAAGATGTAGCTCCATACTTCCACGCATAGACTTTCCCGTCTTCAAATTTAGCAAAATATCTTTTAGTCCATTCACTGCTTTCATAATCTCTAACCAGAATTGGTGTATCAACCTCAACCTTGCTCCAATCGACCTGTTCAACGTGTTCAGATTGTAGCCACTGCTCTACCTTTTTAGGACTACAAGCGTCTTGGTCCTTGAACACACAATCTAAACAGAAAAGCTCATCACACATTTTCGGCTTTCCCGTTATTGAATCGATACCTATGTGTCTAATTATTATTTCCTTTAATTCATCTTTGTAATATTCAATATTAAGCATAATATAATATCCTCCTATTTTTAAAATTATTAGCTGAATCTAGTGTAATATCTTATATGTATATGCATATTCTCCTTTATGCTTCGAAATTAAACTCATCAGATGAAATCTTGATGTTGATAATCTTCTGATAAATATCAACATACATTTCATCCTTGTCTCTGTTGTATGTAACTTCCGCATACTTGTTACCCATTGGCTGTCCCCAAATGGTACACTTGTCATTCCTCTCACTCCTTAACATTTCTTAACATTTTTTTAAATCCTCTATTGTCATCTGCTTTGCTGGAATATCTTCCCATTCAACTCCTATATAATCCAAAACTTTGCCCCATCCGTATTTTTCTCCTGTAGCTTTATCTTTGCAACATTTGTACATCCAAAACTCCCATTCTTTAGGATTTTCTTCTCTCAATCTATCGAATCTGTGTGGTCTTTTTTCAAGATGTATTCCAAATCCACACATTGAGCATCCGGTTCTTTGAGCTTTTGTTGTTCTTAGTGTTCCATCCGGTTCTTTTTCAATCACACCATATATTTCTGGAATGATTGTTTTAAGTGGTTCATATGGAATTATCTTTCCTTCCTTATTTCTGCTATAAGGTTGTTGCATATATAATTGTTCAAAAATGTCTATATGCTCTAAATACCATTGATTCATTTCTAAGGCTAACTTCAATATGTCTTGCCTTAAAAAGATTGCAAATGGTGCTGATCTGATGGTTGTCTTGCCATAGTAATTACATCCATGTTCCACAAGAGCTTCTTCTCTCTGACCACCTTCTGATGCCATCATTCCAAGATATGCATGTGAATTATGCTCTTTTGCCCAATCATCACAAGGCTTTTCCTTTAGGTAATAGCAGCAATCGTTTGATACTTTAAAATCAGGTTTGTTATAATTAACACCTTCATTCTCATTTTCGTAACCACCAAATAAATTCAACCATTTTTGTGGCAATTTCATTCTGCTATTCTTTGCAAAATGTCCTAACTCTCCACATTCTCCTGTTATAATTGCATGTCTCACAGTCTTATTCTTATCTGTAGGATTTTGAAGTAACTGTATTTTTCCTGCAATACGCTTACTTATTACTGGAAAACCAATATTGTTTAATACATCAACCTTTGTCTTGTATGATTTAACAATTTCTATACCTAATGCTTTGTGTACTTTTTGAATACTTTTATCTTCAACTCCCGATACAGATATTCCCGGTACATTTATTCCTATGCTTTTAAGCCATATGTATAGCGTAATACTATCTAAACCACCAACAGATACATGAGCATTAAGTCCACGTTCATGCATTTCATCATAAAACTCCCATGCTATACCTTTTTGTCTTGATAACTTGTCCTCATATGCAAGATTCTGCTTCTCCGTAAATTCTCTTTTTTTGTCTTGCTTTGCTTTCTTCCATGCATTCTTTACAAAATCAGGAGCATCTTTTGTTACATATTCATTTTTCTCTATTAAAAATTCAAATTGT